AAAAAGATCCAGTGTCTGAGTACAACTCAATGCTTTGGAATAGTGGTATAGAAGCTAACAAAGATAAAGTTAGAAAGCAGAAAAGACGTTTGTCTTTCATCTCTAACATCTATGTGGTTTCAGATTCTTCTAATCCTCAGAACGAAGGTAAAGTATTCTTGTACAAGTACGGGAAGAAAATCTTTGACAAGCTAAACGAAGCTATGAATCCTCAGTTCGAGGACGAGAGTCCAATGAACCCATTCGACCTTTGGGAAGGTGCAAACTTCAAACTTAAAATTAGGAATGTAGAAGGCTACAGGAACTATGATAAGTCAGAGTTTGATCCATCAGCACCATTGTTAGATGAGGACGACACATTAGAGAGCATCTGGAAATCAGAGCATCCTCTTAATGAGTTCGTTAATGTCTCTAACTTCAAGACATATGAAGAACTTCAAACTAAGCTCAATAGAGTATTAGGTCTACAAGGAGCTGCTCCTTCAACTACAGCTGAGTCTTCTATGGAAGAAGCTCCCGCTCCAGTAGTTGCTAAAGAAGCACCTTCTGCTCCTGCTCCAGAAATGGCACAGGTAGATTCTGATGACGATGAGTCGTTAGAGTTCTTTAAGAAGTTGGCAGCCGACTAGGCTACGCCAGGTAGGACTCGTCTATGTCGATGACCTAGACTTGATTCACCGCCGGTGCCAATAACACCGGTGGTGATGTTCCTTATTGAAGTTTGCTGGTTTACATTACTAGCATATTGATTAGAACCTTGAGGAGGAATTATTATTTCCTTATTGTCCTTTTCTGATTCTGAAGCATCACTCGATGCATTATTTACATCTGACGCTAATGTTGTTACGTTGTTTTCTGGCGGACCTTGCATCTCAGCTGGAAGCATATTTTGCTGTTGTACAAAGGCTTTGTCTGCATCACTTGATGGACCAAACAAGTCGGCCATAGTCAATACAGCATCCGTGTTAGGATCTGGATCAACTTTTTTAGGATTTTCTAATAAATCTTTTTCTTCTTTCTTGGCTAGTATGGCCTGACCTACTTCCTTACTCATAGTACGATCAGCAACTGCTCTGTTGACGGCTGTCTGAACTTCCATGTAAGGAGCATCCATATCTATACCATCACTTTCTTCTATAGCAGCAGTAGCATCTCTGTTAACCTTTTCTTTCTTTCTTGTCTCCATTCGTTCTTCAATTGCGTCCGTGTCTGTTTTCATGGCCTCCATTTCATCAATAGCATCTGCCGTTCCTGGTAGCCATCCTGCTAAGCCAATAATCATATCGAGTAGCCCATTCTTAAACTTACCAAAAGCTAGACTTAGAGAGTCAACAAAGTTTCCTGTACCATCACCAATGGTAGAGAAGACATCAAATAGACTGTTCATTACTCCGACAACAATTGAGAATACGCTGGCAACAAATCCTATTACCATACCTACTGCGGACAAACCCTCTAATAGTGGAGGCAACATTATTTCTATTAGATTGCCTATGAGCTCAGCTAATCCTGCTAACGCAGCTCCAAGTGGAGGGAGTACTTGTTCTAGAATCAGAATAACAACAGGCATGATTACACTCCAGATACCCATCATTGCTTCCATCAATGCTTGCAGAACTTCCATTAATGGAGGGAGTACTGTAGTAAATATTTGTGCAATAACTGGCGCTACCATAGCAACCATAGTGCCGAACGTCTCTAATATCTGCATGATAAATGGCAATATAACTTTGCCAATCGCAGCAATTGATTCTAATATAACAGGAACTACTTCAGTAAAGAGTGTGTTGAATACGTCTTTGACTTGTTGCATAAGACCTACACCACCAGAGTTCAGTAGTGACAACACTATAGCTCCAATAGCTAGAATGAATAAATTGAATCCTGTGAATATCTTTTTGAATACCTTGCCAAGACCTTTGAATGTCTTAGACATCATTTTGCCTAGCTTTCCTTGCTCTTTATTCTTTGCTGGGTCTGGTGAATCTTCCTTACCTTCACCCGCTGTTTCATCTAACTTCTCTCTAGCAGCGTCCTCTCGATCATCTTGTTCATCTTCTTTAGTAGCATCACTGCCTGAGCTTGCGCCACCGAGAGCTGAGACTATTGCACTTGTATTTTCATTTACTGCTTCTTTAATATCCAACAACAATAAATCTGTGCTGAGCTCTTCGCCATCTTCGCCCTCGACCTTTTCTGCATCACCATTATCTTCTTTAGCTACGGAGACACTGACGGGACCACTATTAACTATTTCTACAGCATCTGGATTTTCATTACGAATAGCATTTAATGCTTCAACTATTCTATCAGCATCACCACTATCTTCTAATCCATCAATCTCAATTGGATCGACATGAACATTAACATTGTGTGTCATGTCCATAGGGACCTGCTTCTGAAACTCAGCAGCAATCTCTTTTGCAATATCTTCCACAGCAATTTCTTGCATGTTACGGCCGATAGGTGCTAGTAATGGTCCCTTAGGTAATGCCATCTATTTACTTTCCACTTCCGTTAATTTTATCTTTAGCTGTTCCAGCATATAGTCCAAACCAAGCTGCACCTGCACCAACAACAATACTGATAAGACCAGATTGTTCCATGGTTGGGGCATCTAAAGCCATGAACCACATTGTACAATAGTACAATAAGAATATGTATACGCTTAAGAATGCACGCGGAAAGATTCTCCACGCATCGATCATGGCTGATAGATAGATCCATCTCTGCCATGGGTTCTCAGGCTCTTGTTCTGTTTTAAGTTGAAGGATTTCAGCTTTGAGAGCTGAGTTCTCTGTTACGAGTTCCATGAACTTACTGAGATCAATTTCAACCTCATTCCTGCTCATGTCCCCACTGAATTTTTCGTCTGCCATCTTATCTCCCTTTAGTTTGTCGTCTCATAGTTGCTGCCCGTTCTTCATTTCTTTGTTTTTCCTTTTCAAGGAAATCCATTAACATAGCAACATATATATCACGCTCAAAGGGCATCAGATTTTCTATCTCTGTTATAGAGTATTTATGATGCTGAGCCAGCGAGAAAACTAAAGAATAGTAGTTTGCAAGACTATTATGACTCAGCAATACTAAAAAAAATCAGCTAGACCCTCTAACTTAATAGTTCTGTCGTTCCCTTCACTATTTTTATAATTAATTTCATGTCTTAATTTTGGTGCAGTATCAAAGAAATCTTTTAGCTTAACAAATGTTGATGCATCCATCTCACCTAAGAAGTCCAGCATTTCTGCCTCCGTGAAATCATCATATACTTGCTCTTCGTCCCATACCTTTATAGTACATTTTGAGATGAGCTTAAATACGTTTCCAGAGTCTTCCATATTATCTACATCAATATCTTTCATCATATTTAATGTAGGAGCTCTAAGCTCTAGTCCCATAGTGTCCGTGAGCATTATATTTGACTCGTGGTTGGGATCGAAAGTTGGTTCAATATCGTCAAGGTCTAATTCAAAATCATAGACCTTCTTATCTTCTTTGTCTCTATATTTCAGTTCAACAATATTCTGAACTGAGCGAGCTCTTAACTGCAAGAACAAATACTCGACATCTGTCATTGCCAGTTCGCCAACATCCATATCTTGTGGCTCTTTGACAACAGCTTCTAATACTTGCTTCATAGCAATTACTTGTTGTTGTGGTCCAGCTTCTTTGCCTATTAACATTATCTTCTCTTCCTTTACAAGAAAAGGTCTGAATGTTACGTCAGTTTTAGATACTGGAAGGGTTACACTGTATAACGGTGTATTTAGTTTTGGTAATGCCATAATTTATTCTCCATAATTTTAGCCACCCGAACGCTTACCACCAAACGATCCAAGGAAAGTTTGAGCGTTGCTTGCAATGTTGATCACATCACCGACGTTGTTAGGTTTCTTCATCGATGCTTTTAATGCTTTAGCTGCTGACCCAATTCTGAGTAGTTGCTCAAAGCCAGATAGTTCTCTATCACCAGGTTTTGGTGTTCCTTCCATCTGTTCGGTGGTCCAATATTTCAATGAGAAGTTAACAAGAACTCTTGCAACCTCATCTGTATTGTTCCATCCTAATGCCACGTCGCCTAGCACTGACGGCCATGCTTCGTGTGCTGTTAATTTTGTTGTAGGATTTCCTGCAACGTCATATTGTGTAATGACTAGTGTTGCAAGATAATTGTCTCTGTAATAAACTTCACCAAATTGTGCTCCACCAGATTCTTGATGAGGCTTGGATCCATTAATGTTGACAACATTAGTTAACCAGTTTTGTAGGAACCCAATATTGTTTCCATTTGAGTCTAACATAAACTGTGCTGATATGTCTGGAGTCACGAACGCTGTAGGTCTTCTATCAAAAGGTCCAAAACCTTGTGATCTAAAATCAGAAGCAATGTTGGATCCACCAGGCAGGTTAACACTATCACAAAAGAATATCAATCTCTGTGCGTCTTCTGTACTTGCCCATGGTGCTGCTTTAAGAAAAACTTCCAATGTATACTTACTTGATTGTGCAAGACTGTTTACTTCTTGCAGCTGACCCATAAAGCTATTCAGGTTGAACTGCGATTGTTCTCCTGTTCTTGTTTTTTCAAGCAACTTACCTTTTCCAAGGTCAAATGCTGTCTTTACTAGATTCTTTAAGTTTGCCATTAGCTTTTTCTTTTACGACGTTCCATCATTCCGTCTCTCCATACTTTATTTATGCCAGCTTTCCTAAAGCGATGGACAGGAAGCATCATTACTGTGTCCCATGCTATGGGTGGAACATACATATAGTTACCAACCACAGCTTTCTTGCTGTATCTCTTCCACATTGGACGAAATGACATAAACGATCTTCTTTTGTTTAAGAAGTCCCAGTTAACTCTTGGTTGCATTTTAGTTCTAATAGTAGTTCCTATATCCTCACCTTGTGTGCCTGGTGCAATGATGAAAGGATACAGTGCATCCATAAGCTCAGCTCTGTATATTGGAGGGAGGTAATGAAAGTTCAATCCAGTGAACCAATTATCATGTACGTTCATACATAAGAATACTGGAAACATATCATAGTACGGTAATGTATTTTTATGGAGAGGATTGTATCTCATCATATACATTCTACCTGGAAGAAGACGCTTGGTCCTTTGGCCAGATTGTAATATCTTATTAGGAGAGTCTTTTCTCATCTCCTCAGCCTGTTCTCTAAGCCACGCTACTGGATCACCTTGCTGCTTAGTATTCC